TGGCACACAGGGTCACCTCGGGGTACATAGACACTATTTGGATTGAAGAGGCAGACGAAATTGATTTTAGTTCATTTAAAGAGTTGAAGTCGAGATTAAGAAGTATCAAAAACAGAAACATATTAATATTAACAACTAACCCAAATGAATTTGGTGTGTGGACTTATAGATATTTAACAGATGTCCTGAAAATAGTAAAAAAGAATGAGAATCACTTATACGATGAAAGAATTATAAAAGTCAAAAATGAAGTGAGTTTAAAAAAAGGGAATGTGTTTTCAGAAAATATCTACATTCATCATTCGGTATACACAGATAATAAATTTCTCCCTGATAACTTCATAGCAGATTTGGAAACTGAAACGGATGACTATTTAAGGGCAATAAAAACTTTAGGGCATTATGGGAGTGCAGGCGATTCATTATTTAAAAATCTGCACCATATGGAACAAGAAAAAATAGAAAAATCAATTGAAGGTAAATTGAACAAATACACAGGTTTTGATTTTGGATATGAAAATTCTTATAACGCAATTGTGAGAATGGTAATTGATGAAGAACTGAATGACCTGTACATCTATGAAGAATTTTATCAAAACAAATTGACAGACCCCGAAATGCTGGAAACTGAAATAATACATAAAATGATTGAAGAAAAGGAAGTAATCTTTGCAGACAGTGCAGAGCCAAAGGCAATAGCTTTCTACAACATGAATGGTCTTTTGATTAATGCTGTTAAAAAGACTGCTGATGTAAGCAAGTCGGGAGTTAAGAAAATACAATCTTTCAGAAATATATTTATTGATAAGAATGTGTGTCCGAATACATACAGGGAATTAACAGAAATGAAATGGTATTTGGATAAAAACGGACTTATTTCTAAAAATCCAAAAACTCAAAAACCATTTAACATTGACCCACATACATTTGACGCTATCAAGTACGGAATAAGCGAATATACTCCGTACATTTTAAATAAAGACTACTATAAAAGGAAGGAGGAATAAATTGTTTGGTTTGAATTTTTTAAGAAAAAATAAACAGCAAATAATTTCAATAAATGAATTTGGAAGAATATTCGACGGATTTTATAAACAGGACAGCGAGAAGTTTTTAAATGAATTATATGACAATCCGTTTACATCAAGTGCAATAACAAGGATAAATGAAGCAATAAACAATCTTGTGTGGAGCACATACAAAAAAGGACACAACGATAATATAACTGAAGTTAAAGACAGCTATGTCAACAGGACAATAAGAAGTCCGTCAAAAATATTAAATACGGATCAGCTGATTAATTATTTTTCTCTTTATTACATAATATATGGCGAATTACTCGTATTAAGACAGGACTTATTCACAAAATCTGAAATTATTCTTCTAAAAAAAGGAACGTATACGGTTGAATACGACGACCAGAATGTTCTAAATGGAATAAAAAGAATAAGAATAGGAATGAATGAGTATACAGGAAAGCAATTGGAACAGTTCACATATATTAAAAGCATTAACATATATGACAATGTTGCTGGTGCTGGACATGGAATAAGCAAAGTCAAATCATTAACAATGCTACATGCATATTATTGTTATATTACAGCTTGGAACGTTGGAATATTGAAGAATGGTGGTAAAAGGGAAATAATAGCACTGGTTAAACAGTTTCTTAGTCCTAAAAAGAAACAGGAACTTATGGAAGATATAAAATCAAAATCAGGAGCAAAAAATACAGGAGTTCCTCTTATATTAGACGGAACAGATATAGACATAAAGAACGGAGATTTTACACCGAAGGATTTTGACTTTCTTACAGCATTAGATGAAATAAGAAACATTACAGCCAGCGTCTTAAATGTTCCAAGTATATTGATAGGAGATAGGACAAACAGCAAATTCAGTAACTACAAAGAGGCTAAAAAGGATTTATATACCGAGAACATAATTCCGATGGCTGAACAAATCGCAGAACATCTTAATGGAATATTTAAAGATAAACTCGGACCGAATGAACGTATTGATTTTGATACTTCAAAGATTGAGGTATTAAAAGAAGATAGAAATACAAAAATGGAAAGGCTGAACAATATCAGCTATTTAACAATAAATGAGAAAAGAGCAGAGCTTGAATATCCTCCTGTCGAAAATGGCGACGAAATATTGCTTGATGGAATAAAAACTCCGTTAAAAGATATTTTTGAAGATGTAAAGCCAGTTGAGGAGGAAGACAATGGCGAAGAAGCAGAAAACGAAGAAAATTAAGCTGACTAATTCACAGAAAAAAATAATAGCAAAAAGACAGCTGAAAATGAGAAACAGGCTTATCTTAAGACAGTTTGGAAGATTAAGGACTGTATTTAAACAGTTAAGAGGCGAAATAGATCCAGATGAACAATTATTTATAAGTGAGTTAGCATGGGAAACATTTAGTACACAACTGTATAGTCAACTAAAAAAAGGAATGCTAGAAACAGTTAATGAAACAGCAAAATTTGTTTCTGAACAAAGAAAAATAAGTGGCGAACTTATTCCAGCGATTAAAAACGATGCTTTGAAAAAGTTAGGTAAAGAAGTAATTGCAGAAAAAGTCACAAATATAACAGAAAAAACGAAAGAAACAATTAACAAAATAATTGTAAACGGTCAAGCTGGTGGTAAGAATATAAGGGATATAGCAAAGGAAATAACTGAAAAAGTTAAAGGAATGGAAAAAACAAGGGCAATGGTAATAGCTAGAACTGAAACAGCAACGACATCAACAACAACGTATTATGAAGGCTTGGTAAAAGCTGGATTAGAAAAAACTTGGTGGCATGTAGGCGGTGGGAAAACAGATAGACCGTCACATCTAGCTTGTGATAAGGAAACAATAGGAGCAGAGGAAACATTCAGTTGTGGACTTAAATATCCGCATGATCCTGAAGCACCTGCTGGTGAAATCATAAATTGTCATTGTGAATTAATATAGGGAGGTGTAAAGTGGAAAAATTTAATAAAAGTGTCGAAATGATTTTAAAGCGTGACACAGAAGAAAAAGGAATAATCGAAGGACAGTTAATAACTCACAGCGTTATTGATAGCTACGGAGATTATTTTGATAAACAAGCATTGGATAAAGTAAATAAAGATAAAACTTATTTTTTACTGCATATGCACGAATGGAGCAAAGAGCTTGGA